GTTCTGCGACCTTCTTGTTTTCTACCAGCCGAAGCGACTGTTTGCGTAGGTCGTTTTTCTTGTTCAAATTTATTGGGAAAATATTCCCTCATTTTGAAATCTATTTCATTATAGTAGTCATCACTCTCTGGGTCAAACCCTTGTGCGACTAAATCTTCGTGAATTCCATAAGCTGCATTTGTAAGAACTTTATCTTTTCCAAACCAAGTATTTTTATCTGCCCAACTAGTAGCCTTTGGTGAAGGCTCTCTTTTTTGTGGTTGTGGTTGTTGCTGTTCTGTTGTTTCAGGTTGTGTTTTTTTTGTTTCTTGCTCTTCTTTCTTTTTATCCTGAAGTATTCTAGCTTTTTCTTTTTCTACAGATAATCTAGCTAATAAGTCATTAGCTTCCATAATTTTATCTGCATCATTATTTTGTATTGCGTTTTTTAGATTACTTTTTACTTGTTCTCTTTGAGCCTCTATTCTTGCATCAAACTCTTTTAAATAATTATCATCAACTGTGTTTAAAGTTGTTTCAGCTTTTTTATATTTATCTTGTATACCTTTAGCGTAATCAAGAGCAGCTTTTTCTCTTCTCTCTGCTTCTCTATATCTTTTTGTGAGTTGGTCTATCCTTCGTTGCACACTAGAGGATATTTCATTTAAATTAGAAGGCTTCTCTTCCGTCTTTTTTTCATCTACAACTTTTGCTTCTGTTTCTTTTTTATTAGGATCAGTGTAACCTAAATCTACTTCTTCAAGTTTTGGTTTTTCCTCCTCTGTTTTTTGTTCTACTTTTAATTCTTTTTCTTCGTGAGCATCTTCACCAACAGAAATTGGTTCATCTTCTCTATTAAGTTTTAATTGTTCTTGCATACTATCTCCTTAAAATAGTGCGAGGATGTCCTCTGGTTTTTTAATTGTTCCAATAATTTCATCATCGTTTAATATTCGGTGTTCTCCATATTTAGTTTTAAATCTTGCACCAGCATATCGACCATAAATTACAAACTGACCTTCTTTGCACCAAGGTCCATTTGGAAATCTATCTTTGTCTTTATAACACAAGTCTCCCATCTTAATAACTAAACCAACAACAGTTGTCATCTCAATGGTTTCTTTTGTTTGATCAGATAGAATAATTCCTCCGTCAGTTTTTTTCTGTCCTGACCAAGGTCTTACTAATAATCTATATCCTACTGGGTTTGGTATTAATTCTAAATATTCTTCTGTTTGTTCCTTGCCTTTTGGAACAGCATCTTTTTCAGATGTTTTGTACTTTCTAGGCGTAATTAGTTTCATAGTTCCTCTCTATTTTGCAGGTTTTTTAATTCCTGTAGCAACGCTTCTAAAGCATTGAGTCTGCCTCTAGCATAATGTAAACTTTCTTGTGTGTCTACACCATATACGATATTATCTTTAGCGATCTCTATTTCCTTCTTAATTATATCTCTTATTGCTACTACTGTATCTATGTCATACATACTTTATATCTTGTCTAACAAAAAATTCTTAAATGATTTTTAGGTCCTAATTTTTTCCTGTGTCTTAATGCTTTTGGTTTATATCTTCTTTTTATTTTTTTTGTTTCTAACTTAACAAAGTGATGTATTTTTTTTGGCATTTCAGTAGGTAATATAAGTTAAGAAACACATAGTTACAATTACATAAATTACAAAAGTAGCTGTAACAAAATCATCGTTATTTTTTTTCATTACTTTTTAGTATCTGTTTTTTTATACTTGTCAAAACTGCGTAATCCTGAAATTCCTAACATACCAAATAAAAGAGGCATCATGACCGTCATGTCAGCTTGTGGTATATCTACACCAAAACCTGCCATAATCGGTGAGACCATATAGTTAATAGCTAGAGATAGTCCACAAATCCAGCCGATGAGGGGTCTCCACGATGATTGAAACCAGTTGCCTTTTGCTTCAGCTTTATTAACTTCTATTTGTTGCAGTGCCAACTGTTGTGCGTGTTTTTCTGCCATAGTGGCTATGTCGTGGCTCAACTTTTGTTGTAAGTCTTTATCTTTAACAAACTTTCCTATCAACTTTGTAGCAGGTCCTATTAAACTTAGTAATGCCATTATTTACTCCTTTTAAATATTAACTTTCTTTCGCCTTCTTTTACTCTAACGAATCCTAATTTTTCTAAAGACCAATCTATAGTTTTTGTATTATAAGTTTTATGGTCATCTAAAATAATTAAACTTTCATCTTCCATACACCTCATAAAAAAATTAATCTCGTGATTAACTGCGTTGGTAGTATGAGGTCCGTCTAAGTGTACAACTGAATATGTATCTTTCATATACACTTGTCCGTCAATACTTATCGGATAACCATTTTTCATTGTTTCAAAAAAATATGTATCAGGAAACTCAAAGAAAGCAAACTCTTTATACTTTACTAAATCATACAATGTTTCTACTTTCATATTGTCTGTGTAATCTGCTGTGTATGGAGGTCTGTCATCATAGTGCTGATAATTTAAATTACCATAAGGATCAACAGCTATGTGCCTATAATATTCTGCACCTTTTGCGATAACAGCATCCATAATAGTTTTAGAACCTAGTCCTCTACGCAAACCTATTTCACAAGTCAATACTACAGGAGGTAGGTTTAACTTTGCTATTTCTTCTGTTATAAATTCGTATTCTGTTGAATCACCAGCTATCACTTAACACCAATAAATTTTTTGCCCTTTACTTGTATAGGTTTTACACCTTTAATATTACTACCTTGTACACCATTTTCACGATGAGGACAACCTAAATCTGATAATGCTCCTATTTGAAATTTTTTCACGAATTGAAAACCGATACCTTGGTCTTTTGGTGTCTTATATGCACTAATATTTACACTACCTTTTAATAAATCTTTTGAGTAATTTGCTGTCGTGCTATATTTGTCTTTTCCAACTACTAAATCACCACCAAGAATATCAGTTCTTAATTTAACATTCTTAACTTCTTTCTTTTTAGTGTCGTAAGTAATTTTAGCATCTGTGCCTGGTTTTAAACTTTTTTCATAAGATATATCTCCAGAACGAAATTTAAGTCCTTTACCAACTTTTATTTCATCACCATTTTTCAATCCTTGAGGAGTAGGACCTTTTTCTGGTGGTAACGCTTTACTTCTTTTGTTCATTGTTTTTCTCCCTTGCTACTTTTAATTTTTCTTCTGCTATTCGTATTCTTTCTTCAGAAGCCTCTTCTGCATCTTCTCGTTTCATTCTTTCTAAATCCATTTTCTCATTAAACTCACCCATTACTCTTTCTTCTTTATCAACGTGTTCTTGAATTTTACGTTGCATATCTAATGCTCGTAAATCTATCTCTTGTTGCTTTAATTGTACAAGTGGGTCTTTCTTTTCTTCAGAACTTTCTAGTAGTTGTAACTCAGATGTTAATTGTGCAATCTTATCAGCGATCATTGATTCTGTTATGACCAAAAACGCTTGAGGATTATCTTGCTGTAACTTTAATGTTTCTGGTTTAGCTTGTAATTCTTGTAGTATTAATGCTCTAGCCTTAAAAGATATATGTTCGGATATATGAGCTTGTAATAATGCGTACACCATAGGATTAATTTGTACCATTCTACTCTTAATAAAAGAGGTATGAGCTATAATGTGTGCATCATGATTTTGTTCTGGGTACGCTTTAGGTATTTCCATTCGTAAAGCCTCTGCATTTTCAATTGCAGGATCAAGTGGCGTGGGTATTCTCTCTGGTTTTAATAATGTATCGATTTGTTTCGTGCCTAACGCTTCATATACTCTTCTATACGCCTCACGAACATTGTGTAATTGTGGATTGGACTGTGCAATCTGTAATTGTGTCTGTGCTAACGTCACTCTTTGAGCCATTGAGAAGATATTTGGGTCTGCAACAGGAATTACATCGACTTCTGGTGAAAAATCTGCTAATTTTATCAGTCTATTGCCACCATAAACAGCATAAGGATAGATTGGTGGTAAATATGTGCCAAAAACATCGGATAATAACCTAAATTCTTGTCTCATCGCATAGTAACAACGCTTATGTATGGCACTCATGACCCTAGAACCACGTTCCAAGAGGGCAATAGTCGTTCCAACAGCTCTATTTTGAGCATCATTACCGATTGCGTTGTCTGTTATTGACGCAAAACGCTGACCAGCTTGTACAACAAAGCCTAAAAGTTGAAATAATGTGCCACTTGGCTCTTTAAATGGTAAAATTTGAAACTGATCTTTGATATTTCCACCAGGTGCATCAACATCTCTAAACTCACCAGGTTGAAAAGGTTGATCATCATCTCTGATTCGCATACCTCGTGACTTAAAACCAGCAGGTAAGTTACTTAATGTGCCAGCATCTAATAATTGTCTTAAAGCAGCTGTAGCTGTTTTAGATAATCCACCAATCATATGGATCAAACCAAAGCCATAGAACCCTAAACCAGGTAAAAACTTGTAATGTACAAAAAATTCTTTTCTTTGAAACAACGGATCGTTCATATCGTAGTTACGATAAATAGATAGCACCTCTTGTGAACCTTCATCAATCGTTACTATGTAAGGTATCTTTACATTCTTATCTGCGTTTTCAATTGCATACTCTTCTAAGTCTAAATCAACGTGTATCTCTAATACATTAAACTGATAATCCTTTTCTCCGTTTGGTGTAACTCCTTCAATAGAATCATATTTATCTTGCACTTCACTATCTTCTGTTCGAGAAGGTAATATTTCTACATCTCTATAAAAACCGTTTCTTTGTTTTTTTAAAATATCGTTTTCGTTCATTTTTACGAGATGCGTGATACGTTCACAGTCTTTCAAATCTGTTGCATAATAAGGAACGATTAAATCTTCAGCAGGTACAAACTTCGATACAGCTCTTTGCATCACTTCATCGTAATATACTTTTTTAAATGCTGAGCCTGCTAACGGAAGATAGAATAATAATTGATCGAACTCTGGAGTGTATTCTTCCATTTGATCCATCAACATATAATTCATAAACTCTTTTACTCTTTGTGCCTGTTGTTCCTTGTCTCGTGTTACGTCACCCACGACTTGTGTGCGAACAGGACCGTCACTTGGTAATAATTCTTTGTACGCTTGTGCTTGAAATTGTGTAACAGACTCGGCTAATAGTGGATGCGTAACGGAACTCGCACCTTGGAACGGTCTACTTTCATTATCATACTTAAACCCTAATAAGTCTAAACCAGATGTATAAGACTTTTCCCAGTCACCTCTAGACTCTTTATCTTTTTTATAGTCTTCCAATAAATCGCCACTGATACGACTAAGAACTCTTTCATCCATATCTTCAGCTAGGTTAGAAAAAAATTCTCTTTGAGCCTCAACTACTTCTTCTAGTGCCTCTTCGACATCAGTTGGTTCTTGTACATCTACTTTAACTTCTTCGTCTTCTACTAATCCACCCTCAGTTTCTTCAGTGACCTCTTCTTTGTTTTCATCTTCAATCATAATAATTTTGTCTTTCTGGTTCTACCAAGTTTGGTTTTTACTTTAATAAATTTACCTTTCTTAGCTCTTTCATAAAACATAGGATACATTTTAGGTGAAGCAGCTAATTGTTGTTTTTGTAATTCTACTCTATTACGAACTTCTGATACTAAATCAGGTACAGTCATATCTGGAGCTTGAGGTCCGTCTATTAAATCTCTTAAAGGTTGTAACGCACTTTGACCAGTAATAGATTCATACATAGCTACTTTATCACCGAAACCTTTTTCTTTTTTGTCAGGTACAACCACATCACTTTCAGGTTGATAGCTATCTGCTAATACTTCTTCTTTTTTTATTACAGGTCCTCTTTTAGCTCTAGACTCATCTTCTAGAATTTTTTGTTTAGAGGATTTAGACTTTTTTTTCGCCTTTAATAAATTTTCATAATCTCTTTGTAATCTTTGTTCTGGTGTCATTTGTCACCACACTTACACAGTTTCCCAAACAATCTTTTCTTTACCTTACCAAATTGTATTTTAATGTAGCTTATAGATTTTTTTATTTTTCTTTTGATTTTTTTCATTAGTACCCTCTTTTTGCTAATTTAGGTGTAACAAGTAATCCACCTTTGTTTTTTTTCTTTACCATTTTTGTAGCGTCTTTTTTAATTCTGTCTTTTGGAAAAGTTTTTTTAATATATCTTAATATGCTTTGTGTTGTTCTACCACTTGGTTTAGCTGTAATGTTAAAATCACCAAACTCTCCTTTATCTCTTTTTGCTATATTCTGTCTTCCTAAACCCATTATTACTAAAGTTTTACCATCTGAAGTTAATTTATTACTACTTGCTTCTTTGCCTTTGTAAAAAGCATCTATCACTTGTTTATCTTTTTTATTTAAAGTTGGTTTACTTTTACCAAATCCTCCTCTTAATCCAGCTTTATCTAATCTTTCACTTAAGGGGTCAATTTTTTTTATTTTAATATTGGTCATAACTATCCTCAGTAATAATTATATGCTTTAGGTGGTAAGTCTTCGTTGTCCACATAGTCAGAGTATAATTCAATAAAGTTGCCTTGTCTATATCGTAACAGAGCTTGTGTTGTGCTATCTACATAGTCATCGTGAGAACCATGTGGAAAAGCTGCACATTCCTCAATCACCTCATCTGCAAATGTTTCTCCATAAGGAAACCACACTGCTCCACTTTCAAAAATCGGTGCAACAGAATTTACTCTAGTAAATTTATCATTACCTTTACTGGGTACAAATGGAATAACTGGTATACCCATTCTTCTAAATTCTTGTGTTAAAGGTTCACCACTTGCTTTTTGTTCTATTATAATACTTTCTGGTTCCCAGTATTTATATGCTTCCATAGCTACAACTTTGAGTTCTGGAAAGTCATACTTTCCACGAATAGCATCTAATAATATTAAATTAGGTGTTACCTCATCTGGATAAAATACTCCCCAAGTAGTTATGGCAGAATAATCAGCAGTTTCTTTTTTACTAAACGCTGTGTCATAACTTTGTATAACGTGAACTAAATTAGGCATACTGTTTTCTTTCCAAGGTTGCCACCATTCTCTTTTAAGAATAGCTCCTTCCTCAGATGTTGGTTCTTGCATATATTGTGCTGACCAGTTTCTAATAGGTAATGATGCTTTGATCTTTTCTAATTCTTCTTTCTCCCAATACTCTGACCAAACTGGTTTACCGTCTGGTAAGATTGCAGGAAAAGATATTGTTTTCCATTTATCTGCTTTTGGTTCTTTTTGAGCCTTCAATAATCTACCAGTCAAATCGTCTTCTGCCCATCGTGTCATAACTAATAAGATTGAACCACCAGGTTGTAATCTTTGTCTAGGACCTGAGGTATACCATTCGTAAGCTCGTTCCATTGC